CCCACACCTACTATGCGGCAAAATACTGGATGCAGGGCGTGTATAACTTCACCGATGACGCACCACCGCAGCCTTTCATACCAATCCTTTCCTATTGGGATGATTACGATATGGGTCCCTGGGCGCTCCCTCATGTGTATGACTACATGGAGGGCAGAGATGCCACAGCAAAAACCTATCCCCAGATGGCAGAGGTCTATAACCGCAGGAACTATTTGACCGCTTATGCCAAGCAGCAAAAGACAGAGTTCGGAGAAATCCTTATCGACCACGATGCCGAGCCGGACAGCTATTCCGGCATTGTTTCTGTTTCCAAGACACTTGTGACCTTGGGAGAGGACGGCTCTGCCACCTATAAGTTCACCATTGATGAGGACGGCACCTACGATGTGGCAGTCCGGCTGTGTTATCCGTTCTGGGATAAAAACAGCATTTATGCTTCTCTGGATGGCAGCACGGTTCATTTTTCCGAGAATCGGCTATGGTGGCCGTACTGGCGAACCACTTTCTGGGCAACCCTCGCCAAGGGTGTAAACCTCACGGCCGGAGAGCATACGCTGAAAATCTCTGTAGGCGTGAACGGTGTCCAGTTCTATGGTTTCCGCGTCTGCACGGACTTTTCCGAAGAGCCCACTGCAGGTGATGCGGAATACACCCTTGCACCAAGGAAATTCAAGGACATCAACGGCGATATGGCGGGACCGGCGACCGGCTTCAAGCTGACTCTTGAGATGCTGCGTCGAAAGCCGGACTCTGCACTGGTATGGTATGAGGATTTCCGTGATGAGCAGAAGATCCCGGAAAGCTACTGGACAACGCTCTCCGGCGAGTGGGATGTGTGGCAAGACCCTAACAGCGATGCCAACCGCCCATACTCGCAGCTTGAGGGCTACGGTCAGCTTGCCTGGAATTATAACAGCTTTTCAGACATCCATCTCAGAGCGCAGATCATCATCCCACCGGATGGTGGCGGCAAATCCGGCATCTTCCTCGGTTCGCTGTTTTTGTGCATCAACTACGATACGCAGAGGTTGGAACTCTACGAAGGGTCAACGCTCAAGGGAAGCTACTCGGCATCCTATGCCAAGACCTCAAAGGCAGACCTCCGCTCCAATCCAAGTGTTTATACCATTGAGATGCGTAAGCGTGGAAACAAGGTGCGGGTCTATTCGTCCACCTCGTACACGCTCCGCTTCACGGCCACGGTCAGCAGTGGCGGTGGTTACGCAGGTATCCGCTCGGATATGCCTGTCAACTGCCAACTGCTCCGTCTGGGGGATGCCTGGACATACGAACCGTATGAGCGTTTCGATGTTATCATGCCGGATGGCACTGAAACTTCCTACGGCAGAATTGAACGGTCGAACTGCACCTGGGATGAGGAGTTCCAGGTGTTCACGCTGACCAGTGATGTGGAAGAATCGTCCACCAGAAGCGAAAGCATCTCTCTGGACTACGAGTTTTACCACTCCCACATCATGCCGCTTGAGTGCGGCAACGACTACTCTGCAAAAATAATCCCCAGGGACATCAACATCTGGATTTCCAGGCTGTTCCTTGGGGATTCGGACGGCTTTTCCATCCTTTACTACCAGGATGTGGACAGCCTCATCTATTGGGCAAACCAGGCAGCATACCGATGGAAGCTGCGAGGGATGTGTATGTGGTCCCTCGGACAGGAAGATATGCGGGTATGGGAATGGTTACCCAAGCAAACCGAATAAGGCACATAGGGCTTCTGCTGTCGTGGCAAAGGCCCTTTTGCATAATTAAAACGAAATGGAGGATAACGCTATGAAACAAATCTGGTCTGGCATTCAGATCGCATTCACCGCTTTCGGTGGTTTCCTTGGATGGTTCCTGGGCGGTGTGGACGGCTTCCTGTATGCGCTGATCGCCTTTACGGTGATCGACTACATCACCGGCGTCATGTGCGCCATCACTGACAAGAACCTCTCCAGTTCCATCGGCTTCAAAGGCATCTGCCGCAAGGTGCTGATTTTCACTCTTGTGGGCATCGGCAACATTGTGGATGTCTATGTCCTCGGCCAGGGTGGAGTGCTGCGAACCGCAGTCATTTTCTTCTACCTGTCCAATGAGGGTGTCAGCATTCTGGAGAACTCTGCCCATCTGGGACTGCCTATCCCTGAAAAGCTGAAGGAAGTCCTGGAGCAGCTTCACGAGCGAGGAGGTGACGATGATGAATCTGCATAAGCTGATTCTTACGGAAAATGCCTGCTACAAGACAGGTCGCACCATTACCGTCAAGGGTATCATGGTTCATTCCACTGGTGCGAACAACCCCAATCTGAAACGCTATGTTGGTCCCAATGACGGTCTGCTCGGTGAAAACCAGTACGGCAACCACTGGAACACCTATCATCCCGGCGGCAGAGAGGTCTGTGTCCACGCCTTCATCGGCAAACTGGCAGATGGCACCATTGCCACTTACCAGACTCTCCCTTGGAATCACCGTGGATGGCACGCAGGCGGCAGCGCCAACAACACTCACATCGGCTTTGAAATCTGCGAGGACGGTCTTACGGATTACACCTATTTCCAGAAGGTGTACCGTGAGGCCGTTGAACTTTGTGCCTTCCTCTGCAAAGAGTATGGCCTGACCGAGCAGAACATCATCTGCCACTCTGAGGGCTACAAGCAGGGTGTCGCATCCAACCACGGTGATGTGATGCACTGGTTTCCGAAGCACGGCAAGAGCATGGATACCTTCCGTGCCGAGGTCAAGGCTCTGCTTGCCACCGATACCAAAGAGGATGCAGAGGACACTTCCGAGCCTGTGGTGACCTATCCTGAAAAGCTGACTTCCGGCTATTACCGTGTGCGTAAAGCCTGGAAGGACAGCAAGTCCCAGGTTGGTGCTTACCGCGTTCTTGCCAATGCAAAGGCGGCTGCGGACAAGAACCCCGGTACCTATGTGTTCACCAATGATGGTGTTGCCATCTATCCTGTGGAGGGTGCGACTGAATCCGGCACTGATGACTACCGCATCCATACGGTAGTTAAGGGTGATACCCTCTGGGATATTGCCGCCCTGTATCTGGGCAAAGGCAGCCGATACCCTGAAATCAAGACCCTCAATGGTCTGAAGTCCAATGTCATCTACAGCGGTTGGAAGCTGAAGATCCCCAACTAACCACGAAGCCCATCGAGGAGATAATTTCTCTTCGGTGGGCTTATTTTTTTTGCTGTTTTTCTGTTCAAATGCCGTTTTCACCTCCAGTGGGTAGTGAGGAAGCCCCTCGGATTGGAGGAACCCACTATGACGGATTTGCAGAAAGAACAAATCAAAACCTTGCGTTTACGGGGCATCGGTTATGTAAAAATCGGTGAAATGCTCGGTATTTCAGATAATACAGTACGCTCATTCTGCCGCCGCAACGGTCTGGGTGATGCGGCAAAGAACACGGTTGCCTGCAAGCACTGCGGAAAGCTGATAAAAATCATCCCCAAGCAGAAACCTCGGAAGTTCTGTTCGGATGCCTGCCGGACTGCCTGGTGGAACAGCCACCCAGATTGCGTGGATCGGAAAGCTGTCTATGCCTACACCTGCGCCCACTGCGGTAAGCCTTTCACCGCATACGGGAATAAAGAGCGTAAATATTGCAGTCATAACTGCTACATTTCCGACCGCTTCGGAGAGGAGCGTGATGCCCGTGACTGATGATTACCGTGCCAGACTGGAACGCTACCTGGCATCTATGCTCCAGGCAAAAAGGATGCTGTCGATGGGGATTTTAACCCCAGAGGATTACGCCATAATTGATACAATGCAGGGCGAGAAATTTGGAATATCTTCGTGTAGTTTATATCGCGGGATTGACTTGATATATAGTGGTTTCAGAGGTAATATGTCACACTACGAGGAGGTGACAAAATGCCAAGAGCAATAACTATTGTACCAAAACCACCGAAACTGGAGCAGAAAAAGCGAGTTGCAGCCTATGCCCGTGTGTCGAGCGGCAAGGATGCCATGCTCCACTCGCTGTCCGCACAGGTCAGCTACTACAGCGACCTCATCCAGAATCACGATGACTGGCTCTATGTCGGCGTATACGCTGATGAAGCCAAGACCGGCACAAAGGAATCCAGAGCAGATTTTCAGAGACTTATCGCTGACTGCCGTGCCGGAAAAATCGATATGGTGATTACAAAGTCCATCTCCCGCTTTGCACGAAACACGGTCACGCTGCTACAGACCGTCCGTGATTTCAAAGCCTGGGGGGTGGACATTTTCTTTGAGGAGCAGAATATCCACACTATGAGCGGTGATGGTGAACTGATGATGACCATCCTGGCATCCTACGCACAGGAAGAAAGCCGATCCGCCAGTGAGAACCAGAAATGGCGCATCAAGCGGAACTTCGAGGAAGGGATGCCCTGGAACGGGGCTATGCTCGGATACCGACTGAAAAACGGTCGGTATGAGATTATTCCAGAGGAAGCAGACCTTGTCCGCCGCATTTACAACGAGTACCTTTCCGGCGATGGCTACCTTACCATTGCCAAGAGACTGAATGAGGACGGCATCCCGTCACGCTTCGGCAAACAATGGGGCCAGTCCGTAATTTCAAAGATACTCAGCAACTACACCTATACGGGGAATCTGATTTTACAGAAAACCTTCCGTGAGAACCACATCACCAAGAAAACCATCATCAATAACGGTGAACTGCCCAAGTACCACGCAGAGAATGCCCACGATGCCATCATCGACATGGAGACCTTCCAAGCGGTGCAGGCAGAGAAAACCCGACGGGCGGCTCGGTTCTTGAAAAAGCCTGCGCCCAAGAAAGCGTACCCTTTCACAAGCCTTTTGGTCTGTGACGGCTGCGGAAAGAACTATCGGCGCAAGGTCACGAAAACGGGACCCGTCTGGGTTTGCGGTACATTCAATTCGATGGGCAAAGCTGCCTGTGCTTCCAAGCAGATC